CAGGTGACGAAGGCTACGACATCGTGTTTACCGATGATAAGCCACACACTCGTGAAGAAGACTACGGCAACGTAGAGATTGTACCAACAAGTAACCCCAACGCCTCTACAATGGCGCAACGAGTCATGCAGTATCAAGCGGCAGTGCAACTAGCACAGCAGTCACCACAGATATATGACATGGCAAACCTGCACAGCCAGATGCTCAAAGCACTTGGTATCGAGAATGTAGAGACGCTTATCCCTGCTGGCAAAGAGGTTAAACCGATGGATCCTGTGTCAGAAAACATGAATTTGATGAAGGGAACTAAGGTAAAAGCCTTTATGTACCAAGATCATATGGCACATATGACCATCCATACAAACCTGTTAAATGACCCAAAAATGGCACAGGCGTTCCAAAATATGACCAACGGTCAGCAGATTCAAGCGGCTATTCAAGCTCACGTTATGGAGCATGCGGCGTTCCAGTATCGGTCAGAAATGGAGCAAATGATGGGTGTTGAGTTGCCTAAACCAGACGAAGAAATTCCAGAAGAAATGGAAGTTAAACTCAGTAAATTACTTGCTGAAGCGTCTGATATGTTGCTCAAAAAAGACCAAAACGAAGCCCAACAACAGCAAGCTCAGCAACAAGCACAAGACCCTGTTATTCAAATGCAGCAAAAAGAGCTTGAGCTTAAAGAGATAGAAGTTAAAGGTAAGCTGGATATTGAGCAGAAAAAGATTGATTTACAAGAGCGCGTAGCAGTCCTTAACGCAAGTGCTAAAGGCGACGAACTTGCCGCTAAACACGCTATTAGCTTAATGGGCGCAGAGCAAGCTATGGAGCAGATGCAAATGGCTCAAGCGGTTAAAGAGCAACAACTTGCAATGCAGCAGCAAGCTCAGCAGCAAGCTCAGCAGCAACTGCCTAGTGGACAACCTCAATGAAGGCTTTCAATTTTGATGACTGGTTCACAAAAGAGATAAACGAACAGATCGCCAGCCGCAGAGATGCGCTGGCTACTGCCAACGGTATAAAAGATTTCGCTGACTATCAGCAAATCGTGGGTGTACTTTCGGGGCTTACACTCGCGCTTAATACGTATAAAAGCCTCGCTAAAAAACAGATGGAGTACGACGATGAGTAGTATTGATGCAATTGACAAGGAAGCTACAGAAGATCAGTTAGAAAAACTAATTGAGATGCTGCCCGACCCAGTGGGTCCAAAAATCCTTATTATCACACCAACGATTGAAGAAAAAACAATAGGTGGGATTATTAAGCCAACAAGCGCACTTCAGAAAGAAGAAGTCGCATCAACTATCGGTATGGTAGTAAAAATTGGTCCTGACGCATATCAAGATAAAGTGCGTTTTCCAAATGGAGCTTGGTGCAAAGTAGGTGATTTTGTGATTACTCGTGCTTACTCAGGTACTCGCGGTAAGGTAATGGGCAAAGAGTTTCGCATTGTATATGACGACCAAGTAGACGGTGTTGCACATACCGTTGAAGGTTTTGGTAGAGCTTACTAGGAGGAAACATGGAACATTTAAATGAAGAAATTGACGTATTAGATAATGACAGTGATATTGATATTGAAATAGAAGACGATACTCCTGAGGAAGATCGAGGCAGAGAGCCGCTAGAAAATGCGGAAGAAGTTAGCGATGACGAGTTAAGTCAGTATTCAACTAAAGTCCAAAAAAGAATTAACGAAGTTAACCGTAAGTATCATGACGAACGCCGTGCAAAAGAAGCGATTACACGCCAAAGTGCAGAAGCAGTAAACTATGCTAAAGCGGTTATTGAAGAAAACAATCGGCTAAAAGAAACGCTCACATGGGGTGAAAAAGCCCTGATTGAGCAAGCGCAACAAAAGCTTGTATATGATACGGTTATAGCAGAAGCACAGTATAAAAGAGCATATGAAGACAATGACTCTGAAGCGCTTGTTATGGCGCAGAGAGAGCTTTATCGAGTGCAAACTGAGGCGGACCAATTAAAAAATTATCGCCCAGCGCAACAAAACTTGCATTCACCCCAAGTTCCTGCTTATACTGAGTACCAACAACCACAAGAAAAACCACGCGATGAAAAGGCTGAAACGTGGGCAGCCAAAAATTCATGGTTTGGTCAAGATAGAGAAATGACCAATTTAGCCTATGCGGTACATGAAAACATGGTTAATGAAGGAGTAAATCCTGGCACTGATCCTAATTACTATGCACGCATAGATAAACGGATGAGAGAGGTTTTTCCAGATAGATTCAAGGGGGCTGCGCGAAACGGGACCGTTGTAGCACCAGCGTCGAGATCGACGCCCTCTAAAAAAGTCACGCTTTCATCTACGCAAGTAGCTATCGCAAAACGCTTGGGCGTGTCCTTACAGGACTATGCAAGACAAGTCGCCAAATTACAATGAGGATTACCAAATGACTGAGCCACGAAATAGACAACAAGAAACTCGCCAACAAACAGAACGTGCGGCGGCTACATGGAAGCCAGCAAATGACTTACCAGAGCCAACACCGCAACCAGGTTGGGTTTACCGATGGATTCGTACTTCGTATTTGAATAATCCAGACCACAAAAATGTTAGCACTACCAAACGCGAAGGCTGGGTTCCATGCTCCGCGAAAGACCACCCCGAGATTGATATGTCATTTGATACTCGCTCGGCTGGAGGCTCTGGTAATGAAAATATCGAACTAGGTGGACTCATGCTGTGTAAAATGCCTGTTGAGGTTGCAGAGCAACGAAATGCTTACTACAACAACATGACACGCGCACAAACTGATTCCGTAGATCACAACGCAATGAGAGACAACGACCCAAGAATGGCTAAATTCACGGATCGTAACTCGAAAGTAACTTTTGGCAGCGGTAGATAAAATGCCGCTATCGTCCTTATTTGGAGGAAATTATGGCTGTAGGAATCCAAGGATTCAATCCAGTTAATTTGATCGGTGGTCAAGTTTACGCTGGCGCGGTACGTCAATTACCTATTGCTTCTGCTTATGCAGAAAACATTGGTTTTGGCGATTTAGTGGGTATTTCTGGTGGCTATATTGTTCGCGTAAACGCTTCTGGCTCTAACGTAACACAAAGCACCTTCCCAACCGTTAAACCTGTAGGTATTTTCTTAGGTTGTAGCTTTACAGATCCTAACTTAAAATACTTCGTTAACAAACAATTCTGGCCAACAGGCACTGTAGCATCTGATGCTATGGCACTTGTCTGCGAAGACCCAGAAGCAGTGTTAAAAATTACCTTAACTAACGCAGGTACAGCCTATACTTCTAGTGCTGCTACTGTTGCCGCAGTGGGTAAAAACATTGGTTACTACCAACCGTCAACACCAATGAGCACTTCAACTGGAAACAGTTTGGTATCAGCTAACTTTGCTGTTGCAGCGACTACAGCGACGCTACCATTCCGTATTGTTGATTTAGTAAAAGACACAGCGCTTCCTGATGGTACATTTGTAGAAGCATTAGTCACCTACCAGTTAGGTGTTCATTTCTATCGTCAAACTACAGGAGCTTAATCAATGGCTGCTATTTCTAGATCCCAACAGATAAAAGAACTCATTCCTGGGCTGAACGCCTTATTTGGTAATGAGTATTCTCGTTATGGTGAAGAGCACAAAGAAATCTTTGAGATTGAAAGTTCTGATCGTTCATTCGAAGAAGAATTAAAACTCGCTGGTTTTGGCGCTGCGCCAACCAAAAACGAGGGCCAAGCAATGTCTTACGACACTGCACAAGAAGCTTGGTCAACACGCTATACCCACGAAACTATTGCTTATGGTTTTGCTATCACTGAAGAAGCGATGGAAGATAACTTGTATGACTCATTGTCAGCTCGTTATACCAAAGACTTAGCTCGTGGTATGGCATACACAAAACAAGTTAAAGCGGCTAATATCTTAAACAACGGTTTCAACCAAAACTACTTAGGTGGTGATGGTGTGTCATTGTTTGGTACAAACGGCTCAGGCTCTGTAACTAACCATCCGTTAATCAACGGCTCAACTGTTAGTAACCGTCCTTCTACAGCGGCAGATTTAAACGAAACTTCACTTGAAGCGGCTGTTATTCAAATCGCTGGCTGGACTGACGAACGTGGTCTTTTGATTGCGGCTAAACCTAAAAAATTAGTTATTCCTCCTTCACTTCAATTCGTTGCAACTCGTTTGCTCGAAACTGAATTACGGGTTGGTACAACTGATAATGACGTTAACGCTCTCAAAAATAACGGTGCGATTCCAGAAGGCTACACACTCAATCACTGGTTAACTGACGCTAATGGTTGGTTCTTGTTGACTGACGTGCCAAATGGCTTGAAACATTTCATTAGAACTCCGTTGTCTACTTCTACAGACGGGGATTTTGATACTGGGAACTTACGTTTCCGTGCTCGTGAACGTTACTCTTTCGGGTTCTCTGATCCGTTAGGTGTGTACGGTTCACCAGGTACAAGCTGAGTAAAATCAAGCACTTACGTGTTTATGGAGACCCCCTTTACGGGGGTTTCTTTTTGTGTTATGATTTCCCGTGTCAAATCAACTACTGGAGAAAATCATGGAATACCCAAGCACAAGAGAAGAAGCAAAACGCACTGGAGCTAAGTTTTATTTTACAGGCAAACCTTGCACACGCGGGCACGTAGCTCCACGTAAAATAAAAGGATGCTGTATTGAGTGCATGAGAGAAGACTGGGTGACAGACAACGAACGGCGTAAAGCTTTACCTAAATCAGAAGCGTCAAAAGCCGCAGGTAAACGGTATTACGAAAGAAATAAAGATTTAGTCAAAGCTAAAGCAGCTTCACGACCCTTAGAAAAGCAAAGCGCATATAAAACTAAATACAAAAAAGAAAACCCAGAAGTCTACAGAGTATTGTGCAACGCTCGTAGACGCAGACACCGCGAAGCTACTCCTACATGGCTAACTACAGAGCAGAAAGAAGGTATAAAACAGCTTTATATAGAAGCGCAGAAAATAACAAAACTGACAGGTGTTCGGTATGAAGTAGACCATATAATCCCGCTAATTAACGATAGCGTGTGCGGACTGCATGTACCTTGGAATTTGCAGGTAATTCCTAAAATAGACAACCTCAAAAAGGCAAATAAAATAGCTTGCGCATAAGCAGTGTAATTGGTACTATCACCCCCAAACCTAGGTGTTTAAATTTACTTTGTATTGACCGACCTAGCGGACGTAGCACACGACAATACAACTAACGTGCGAGAAAATATTATGGCTATTTCAACAACCCAATCTATCTGGCGCTCAGGCGGCGGTGACACAACTAAAACAGCTTATGCTGGCTCAATGCTTATGGTAGCTAATTTCTACTTATCAGCAACTCAAGTTTCAGGTAACGTGCAAAAATCATCTACTGATACGAACGCAGTTATTTTACCGCTTGGCGCTGTCGTTACAGAAATCCAAGTAAATGCCGCTGGTACAGGTGGCACAACCCCAACCTTTGACTTAGGTTATTCTCTATATACTGCTGGTACCGCAACACCAGAAGGCTTATTAAACGAAGCTGACGCAGACGCGGGTAAGCAAGTTATTACATGGGCAACTGCAACGGTTCCTGGTGCTGGTTTAGGTGCTGTAATGTCATCTTCTGATATGGTCTACATCACAGGTCGCGCAGGCGCATCTGCTGCTACTGG